CTATGGCTCGGATAGGATTCCGTAGAGAATCCCTATATCCTATGGCTGGTTAGGAACAGGGGAGGGTGGCGCGGGGACTAACTTAACTCGTGCCTCACCCATAAAGAAGATTAGGTGCTGTTCATATACCGTGGCGCGTTTGTCTGAAACATGGCAAAGAGCGATTCTTTCTTTATCCGAGCAACCGTGATCAGCAACAGCGCAGGTTTTGCACAAACTGCAATTGATTGTGGGGCTTATGTGGATGCCCTCGGCAAGAGCGTCCTCAGGATCCATAATTTGGCTGTGCGCTATGATTTCGGGGCCACGGGCCCATCGCTGCAACTTGGAGGTCCTGGAATCTCTTCCTCGGCCAAATTCCAAATCACTACTCAAAGTCAAACCACATTGGTTGGCCTGGACGACAAGTCGGTCATAGCGAGTGGTGCGCTCGAAGCAACTAATGCAACTACGGCGACTAACGCTTACAGTTTCTTTTCTGACAACCTCGATGTTGCACCACAGCATTGGACAAATGGTTATTTGGTCGGTGTTGAGCAACTTTACTTGGGCGCAGACCTGATCGGGCAGGACTTCCAAACTGACCCACGCATTGAGATCGTAATGGAATGCACCGTTGAAACCCTCAACCAAAGTGCCGCTATGGCCCTCGCATTGAGCCAGCAATGAGGTGGACTCATTGTGCGATAACCCCGAGTGCATGCGTCAAAAGGCCATGATGGCATCTCAATTGAGGATGGTAGCCGATGGTCTACTCATGCCCGTAGCCAGGGCTACTGGACTTCCCCCCGCTGTTGTCCAGGGATTCGTAGAAGGGACAACCACGGGTGCAGTCGCCGCCGCCAAAGCCCCACGATCACGGAAGGCCTCAGCATATTCACGGAAATACAAAGCCGCCTTCAAGCGGGTCGCTCCCCGATACAAACTCAAGAGCGGCAAGTGGAAGGCTGGCGGCTTCAAGCGAGCGGTAAAGGAAGCGCACAAAATTGCAGGGCGTGGTAAGTGATGGTTGGCACACATCGCCGTCGGACGATGCGTGGTCGTCTTCCAGCCTCAGAAACCAAGAGGTTGGTTGTTGATGATGGCCGCTTGAACCACGGCTACCGAGTGGTTTCTTTTCGAATTTGGGCGACATCTTTGACGGGGAATCGTGATGTTCAAGCGATCTTGGGTCTTGATGCCGACATGGACAATTTCTTCAACGCTGAAGACAACCGTCAGATTGGTTGGGCATCGCAATTGAACCAATCAACCAATGATGGCTTGGGGGAATTCTCAATTGTAGACCCCGATCATATCGTCCTTCGTGATTTGTATATGATCAACTTCTCACCCGCAGGGAATGATGCCAACTATTTGATTGAACTTGAAACGGTAGACCTTACCGATGACCAGGCAATTCTCACATTGATTAAGGAGCGTAGCCAAGATGACCTCTGATGAACCGATCGAAAATGCAGCTGCACCAAATCGAACTCAACGGTTCGCTCAATGGTTGATGGAACGGGAAGAGCGACGCCAGGAGAAGGAGTCAAACCTTGAAGGACTCGTCCGATTGAATGTCCTCGTCTCGTTTCTTACTCTCGGCCTCGTCGGTGGCTTTGAAACTGTCCGACTTGTTGTCACGATGATTCCTTATTTGTGAGTATCACAAATCCATATATCAGGAAGAATCAACCGTTCCGTACGCGGTCGGTGGTCAAAGAACGCGAGGATTGGATCTCTGCTCAACCAAGGGTTCTCAATTTCCGCCTCGTGGCCGCACATCGCGCAACGAACTTTCACGCGTTCACCCAACGCATGAGGCAAGTCCAGCAACAGAACTCAAACTCTTCAGTTTCACCATCGCGTTCTGAACCGATGAGTTGCCAACTTTGCGGGAAATCTGCTTGCAGAGGTTCTTCACACCATGCGCAGGTCATTCAAGCCAACTCCTCAATTCCTCAATGGTTTCTTTGACGCATTCTTCACAAAATTGCATGCCGTTTACCTTGAACATCCTCAAGCGCGGTGAACCCTGCATTGAATGATCAGTCGGATTAATCCAATAACCGCATCCATCACCGTTGCATGCGACTTCCATGAAGTCATGAACATTGGAAGATTTGATGAAAAGGATGCCCTTACTCATAGGTTTCACCGTCCAAGTATGCTTCGGCCTGTCGCCACACCGTCTGAAGACGCTGGAGCGCGTCCATCCCCATTGTTTTGATGGCGATGTCAATAATTTGCGACACTTTAAGCCCTCGTTCCTTCGCCATTTGCAGAATCCTGTCGGATTCATCGCTTACAGTTATGCTGTATTGGTTCCCCATGTGCCTATCCAAGCGGTTTTGATTCTTAAAAATAATGTTATTTTACTATGGCTCGGATAGGATTCCGTAGAGAATCCCTATATCCTATGGCTGGTTAGGAACAGGGGAGGGTGGCGCGGGGACTAACTTAACTCGTGCCTCACCCATAA